AGTGGCCGAGTTATTTCAATCTGTTTTTGAAAAAATCCCGGGAGTTGAATTATCCCGCCCCGGAGACGAAGACTACCCCGACGAAGAAACTCTCTATAGTCCCGGCGCCGAAGGCCGACCAGTCGCTGGGTTTCAGTTAGAACAATTGTTTCAGCTTATCAAGGAAGTAATTCGCGAAGGTCACTACCATGATATGGGTGATGAAGACGAAATGTATGACACCCGCGACGTCGGCGTGAGTGCACTCACGACTGTGCAAAAAATACAGAAGTCATATCACGCCCTGCAGGATGTGTTCGGTGAACTTGAAGATGCCGCCGGCCAGAATTTAGCGCGCCAAATTATATCCGATTTAGAAACTCTGATGGACACCACAGAACATCCCGAAGACTATAGGGAATAAAATCAATGAAAATCGCCAAGTCTCAGCTTAAAAACATTATCAAAGAAGAATATTATAAGTTTTTATCAGAAGTTTCGATGGAAGATTTAGAAGCAAGACTTGCAGGAATGGACACTCGTAGAGACGTTGACGCAAAGAAAGTCAAACACAGGCGCGCCCGAGACGAGTTAAGTGAAATAGCCCGAACTCTACAGCAAATGTTTGAACTGTCGAATGCTGTGGCGCGCAAGAAGTCAGAGCACTTTCAGAACACAACTGTTTATGGGTTGTCAATACGAGAGCAGCCGGCCCTTAAGGAGTTGGCTGACATTACTAGAGAATATGCCAAGCACGTAAAAGATGCAGAAACAGAACCAGTGAGCGAAGGCCGAGGAACTGAGTATTCCGAAAGCTTAAGAATTTTAAATAATTATGTTGAGCGCATGATTAAGGAGATCAACGCGTTGGATGACGAAGAAATCGAGGGTGCCACACAAGGCGGCCCCTGGCGCGCCATGCCGGTTGATCGATACTTGGAGGGGTATATGACTAGCTCCGCGCGCGACACCCCGAGGAATATTCTCAGAGATCAAGCATTAAAATTGCGATTGGCGATCAAATATGGCCTAGGTCGCCCCATCCCCCAAGCGATTAGAGACCGGCTTTGGAATGAGATCCAGTCAGGATTTCTCAGCAAGATGCGCGGCCTAAAGGGATAAAATATAATGAAAATTACAAAATCACAGCTTAAGCAGATTATTAAAGAAGAGGTTGGCCGTTACAGCGGCCTAGCTGGCAATCTTGGCGTCCAGCGTCCTGATCGCGCGCCCCTCGAAGACACCGCCGACTCAGAAGTAGAGGCGAGAGCAGTGGAATTTTTTATGAATATGGGAATCGATCACAAGGTGAGCGTTGTTTTAGTAAAGAATATTGCAATTCCAGATCTAGTTTCGGTGATGGAGAAGGTGCCTAAGATAGACACCGCCGCAGAACCAGACATAATGGAAAAAGAAACCAACCCATGGGCCATCTGTACATCACAGGTGGGCCGAGAAGATAAAGAGAAATATGAAAAATGTGTTAAGAGCGTCAAGGCGCGCCATGGAGGTAAATGATGATGGCACAAACAAAAGCATTCGTAGATACATGGTTATCAAAATTAACGTCCCGAAAGTTAATGGTATGGGCAACAGCAACCGGACTTACGTTCACCGGACACGTTACCAGCGAAGACTGGGTAATTATTTCAGCAATCTATATCGGAGGCCAGACTATTATTGATGGCATCGCTAGATTGCGGGGGCACAATGCTTAAGAAGAAAATATTAGAATTTGTTTTAACAAACTGGAAGGCTATTCTTATTGTTGTCTTGCTTCTCGTGGTGGTGCTGAAGACGCGTTACGATTATCATTTGATGTCAACCGCTTACCAGATGCGCATCGATTCAACCGAAGCGCAGATAGAGGGACTAAAAGAGATCCACAAAGAAGAAATGCAAGCAAAACAATTATTAATGGAAAGCTTTTTAGAATCTCTGGCAGCGATCGAGGAAGAATACGAGAAAACCTTAGCCGAGTTAGAAAAAGAACGAGCGAAGAAAACCAAAGAATATACAAGAAAATTCAGTGAAGATAAAGAGGGACTAATTAAAGATATAGAAACAACTCTCGGAATTGAATATGTGGCTCCTTAGTATCCTCTTGATATTTTCATCACCTGCCCGGGCTGATGAGGCTCAGTTTACTATTTTGGGATTAAATCAGTGCGCGCCCTTTGAAGGGGTTCTTTTTAATAAACAAGCCACCGCAAGAGTGCTAGCCGGCTATGATCGATTTATTCCTGCTTGCGACGCGCGCGTGGCCTACGAACTTGGACAACAGAAAGAGGAACATCGGCTAGAATTGCAAACCCTAAAGATCGAACACGAGGCGTTGACTAAGGAATATGATTTATTTATTATGCAGAAAGATAAAGAAATTCAATTGCTTGCACAATCTCTAAAGAAGACCTCTCCACGCAATAAAACGTGGTGGTTTGTCGGCGGGATCGTGGTGGGGTCTGCAGCCACCTATGGGGCGTATAAGGCGTTCGATGAGAGATAAAGATTTGAATAAAATTGCTGCGATTGAAAAAGCAATTACTGAAAAGTATGGTGCGGAAGCAGTGGCTAACCCTCGCTCCAATTGGGACGAGACCAAAGAAAAAGAATACCTCACTCAAATGCGGGAACTTTATCAGAAAATAAAGAAAAATGAACAGCACCAAGAGAAAGTCGATTTAAATGGTATAAAGGTCTCAAAAAAACTACTTAATAGAGAATCTTTAGCATCGTGTGTTGTCTGCGGAAGCTTTCCAAAGAAATCAATGGATGATGTGTGTCTTCTTAAATTTGAATGCTGCTCTCAATGCTATATTCAACATGTAGAAGGTCGCGAAGAAAGATGGACAGAAGGATGGCGCCCAGATGAAATCGCAGAATGATAGATTAAAAGAAGCGCCGGCCCCCGAGCCCACAACAATGGCCCGAGGTCAAGAAAGCAAAGGGGCGATTATCCAAGAGATGATTCCACTCCTGCGTGCAGCTGCGCAAGACCCCCAGGTGACTAGTCAAGAAGTCAGCGTGCTGAAGCAACTTGTAGAATTCTTTACTAGCAAGGCACAACAGGCAGACCTGCTTAAATCTTTCAATTTAATTAAACGTTCATTTGATAATATCTCGAAAGATTTGGAAAGACATGCAACTACCCAGCAGTCGGCCACAGCGGTTAACGAAGTAAGGGACTATTTACTGACGGCACCCCCACCATTTAAAAACCAGAAAGCAAGAGGAAACAAATAATGGCAACAGTTTACGAAATCGTACAAGGATTATCACAAGCCGCCGCAAACTCATATGACGGCGCACTCGGCGAAGACAACGAGCCTGACAAGCCCGGCATCTTGCGCAGAGAAGAAGGAGATGCTCTTATAGATCAAAGAGTAATGGATGGTTTTAACGTCAAGTTCTATGGCAACATGATGTGCTTAACCTATCAGTCCGAAATTCAACTTAAAGAAGTATATGCCACCGGCTTTGAGGGAGAGATCGATCAGAGAATGGCAGGAATTGCGCGCTGGCTCAAGAAAGAGTACAAGAAAATTACCGGCAACTCTGTCAAGCTTACAGAAGAAGGCGAAGTCGATGTCCGTGTAGAAAATATGTCTCGTGTACGTAGCTGGGTCATCGCCAAGAAACATTATAAGATCGATGGTTTATCCGAAGACATGAATGATGACAACAAGGGTTCAACCAACCCAGTGGAAGCTAGCTGGAAGAGCTTTTTGGATCAGGGCGGCTGGGATGGCGGCGGCGGAAAACGCCCCAAGAATGATAGTCGTCCCAAAACTACCAATGATTAATGTCCTATCAATTAGACAAAAAACAAACATTAAAAGAGATAGTGAAGTGCGGTAAGGATCCGTCCTACTTTCTCAAAACTTACGCCCGCATATCACATCCGATGCACGGGCTTATTTTATTTGATACTTATGATTTTCAAGATGATCTTCTTAGAGAGTTTAATGACTATCGCTTCAATGTAATTCTCAAGGCGCGCCAACTAGGGATCTCTACGATCACAGCGGGCTATATTGTGTGGATGATGCTGTTCCATCGCGACAAGGCCATTCTTGTAATGGCCACTAAATTTGCAACAGCCGGAAACCTCGTAAAGAAGGTGAAGAACATTATGCGTAATCTACCAGATTGGCTCAAGATTGCAACAATTACTGTGGATAATCGAACGTCTTTCGAGCTTTCTAACGGCTCTTCTATTAAGGCAGCTTCGACTTCCGGAGACGCCGGCCGTTCGGAGGCACTGTCTCTTTTGGTTCTTGATGAGGCCGCCCACATTGAGGGCCTCGAAGAACTGTGGACGGGCCTGTATCCTACGTTGTCTACTGGTGGGCGCTGTATCGCACTCTCGACCCCAAATGGGGTGGGTAACTGGTTCCACAAGACGTGCACGGACGCTGAAGCCGGCGCCAATAACTTTAATTTAACGACACTGCCGTGGGACGTACACCCTGACAGAGATGAAGAGTGGTACAGAAAAGAAACAAGGAATATGTCCAAGCGCCAGATCGCACAGGAATTGGGGTGTAACTTCAACACCTCCGGCGAAACCGTCATCGATCCAGATGACCTTCAGTGGCTTCTAGGTGCGACAAAGGAGCCTAAATACAGAACGGGATTTGATCGTAATTTTTGGATTTGGGAAGAATTTGATCCTACGTGCAATTATTTGATGGTGGCAGATGTGGCGAGAGGCGATGGTGCCGATCATTCTGCATTTCACATTATTAAGTTAGAGACTTTAGAAATTGTTGGAGAATATCAAGGAAAGCCCACGCTCGATATGTATGCGAATATGTTAAATCAAGTAGGTCGAGAGTATGGTAATTGCATGCTGGTAGTTGAAAACAACAATATAGGTTATTCTGTGCTGAACAAGCTGATGGATTATGGTTATCCAAATGTGTATCACTCAATTAAATCAACTCACGAGTATATCGAGCAATATCAGGCCGAAGCATTCAACAGCGCCGTGCCTGGATTTTCGACCACCATGAAAACGCGCCCGCTTATCGTAGCGAAATTAGAAGAGTTTATCAGAAATAAACTAATTAAGATATATTCTTCTCGCACAATTAACGAGATGAAGACTTTTATTTGGAGAAACGGAAAACCACAAGCGATGAAAGGCTATAATGATGATTTGATTATGGCGTTAGCGATTGGCTGCTGGGTTAGAGACACCGCCCTTCAGGTCAATGCGCGCGATTTAAACTATCAGAAAGCGTTTGTCGATTCAATTATAACCTCTAAAACGACCTTTGATACAAAAATAAAAGGACAAATTGGCTATAAAAATGAGGGAAACCTTGATAGTATTAATGAAGCAAAACAATTATATGAACAATATATGTGGATCATAAAGTGAGAAATTAAATGGCACCTAGAAATTCTAAACCCGGCAAAAACCCGGCAAACCGACAATCGCAATTATTCAAGCAACTTACGCGACTTTTTTCCGGCCCGATTATCAACTACCGCTCGCAATCAGGGCGACGAATCCGGCGCCAACATCTTGATAAATATTCTTCGAGATTTAAGACTGCGTCCGGACAACAGTTTAAAAAGCAAAGTTATAATCCTCTAGACACAATTGCAGCCAACGCAATTCAAAACCAACGAAGAACAGAGCGATATGTTGACTTTGATCAAATGGAGTATACTCCCGAGATCGCTTCGTCGCTGGATATATATGCGGACGAGATGACCACCTTCTCAGAGTTGCGCCCTATGCTAAACATCAAATGCGCCAACGAAGAGATTAAAGCAGTGCTAGAGATATTGTACACCAACGTTCTGAACGTTCAGTATAACTTGTTTGGATGGTGCCGCACACTATGTAAGTACGGCGATTTTATGTTGTACTTAGACATTGATGAGAAGCACGGGATCCAGTCCACCATTGCACTCCCCATTCAAGAAGTCGAGCGCCTCGAAGGTTTAGACGCAACTAATCCCAATTATATTCAATATCAGTGGAATTCGGCTGGCATGACATTTGAAAATTGGCAAGTTGCACACTTTCGGGTTTTGGGCAACGACAAGTATTCTCCTTATGGAACCTCGGTTTTGGAAGCCTCCCGTCGTATTTGGCGCCAACTTGTATTAATGGAAGACGCCATGATGGCGTATCGTGTTGTTCGTTCGTCGGAACGCAGGGTGTTTAAGATTGATGTCGGCGCAATACCACCGCAAGACGTCGAACAGTATATGCAAAAGGTTGTAACACAACTTAAGCGCCACAGCATTGTCGACCCCGACACAGGCCGAGTAGACTTACGATATAACCCAATGTCGATCGAGGAAGACTACTTCATTCCCGTCCGCGCAGGATCCGTAACAGACATTCACAGCTTAGCCGGCGCCGCCAACATCACAGCAATCGACGACATCAAATATTTGCGCGACAAACTTTTCTCCGCGCTAAAAATTCCTCAAGCGTATTTGACGATGGGGGACGACGCCGCGGAAGACAAGACAACTTTAGCCCAAAAAGACATTCGTTTTGCGCGCACAATCCAAAGACTACAGAGAACAGTTATTCACGAACTAGAAAAGATTGGAATTATTCATCTTTATACACTGGGCTTTAGAGGGGACGACCTTCTTGCCTTCAAACTGTCGCTGAATAACCCCTCCAAGATCGCAGAGCTTCAAGAGCTTGAGCACTGGAAGACGAAGTTTGATGCTGCATCCGGCGCCACTGAGGGATACTTCTCTCGCCGCTGGGTTTCCGAAAACTTGTTTAATCTGTCGCACGAAGAATTCCTTCGTTGTCAGCGTGAAATGTTTTATGACCGCAAACAAGATGCCGCTCTCCAAGCTGTGGCGGAAGCTGCTGCAGCCGGCGAAACAGGGGCACTCGGAGATCTCGGCGGCGCAGGCCCCGACTTGGATCTAGGAGGAGAAGCAGATCTTGATTTGGGCGGCGAAGGCGATTTGGGCCCCGAGGGTGGAGACGCTCCGGAAGATGAATCTCCGCTGCTGGCAGAACCGCCGGGCTCGCGACCTACCCCGCGCCTGACTGCGGGAGCCAAAGGAAAGAAGTATTATCCGAAGAAAGTAGACCGCCGTGATGTTGGCGCGCGCCAGCGTTCAAACACATCTCAGTATTCAGGCGAGAAAGGAAAAAACACAACTCGGACAGTCTTCCCGGGCTATGCCGATGGTCTAGCGTCTCTGGGGAAAGGTTTCGTACCAACCTCAGAAGGTGTTTATCCGAATGAAGAGCCTACTTATTCTTTGAGGGAGCGCCAAGAAGAGCGCCAAATGTTGGCTCTTGGGGATTCCGTCAAAACCTTAATAAGCGACTTACAGGATAAAGACAAGCAAGATTTAATGGAGCAAAAGAATGAAAGCACGCCACAATAAGAAACGAAATACCGCATTTATATACGAGGCTCTTATAAAGGAGGCCACGGCTGCGCTAGTAAAAGGGCAACCGGATCGACACAATACGATTATAAATCTTGTTAAGAAGCATTTTCACACATCGTCGGCTTTAAAACAAGATTTGGAGTGTTATCGTTCTCTCTACGAAAGTAGAAGTCTTGATAAAGAGACTGGAGAAAAGATTTTAAAAGAAGTTAAGCTTTCGCGACGTCTCCTTGACCCCGAGGGTTTGTTTGTGCAACAAACTGATTTAATAAAAGATGTTAATAAAGAAGTTTCTCCACGTACGTTTAACAATTTTGTTCCGAATTACAAAACTCTCGCAACAATTAATCAGATGTTTAACGTGTCTTCTCCGCGAGAACAGGTTATTTTAGAGAATAAAATTTTAAAGATGATGACAGCGCCAATCGAAACAGCTGACGAGATGGTTCCCATCGATAATTTGGTTTATACCGCATTTGTTAAAAAGTTTAATGAGAAATATGGTGAAGATCTTCTTCATGAACAGAAGAGTTTATTAACACACTATATCGCATCGTTCGCTGACAATTCGGTGGAGTTGAAGATATTTTTAAACGAAGAGATTGCACGCCTCAAAGGAGCGCTGGAAAAAGCCAAGAGACTTCAGGAAATTCAAGAAGATGCAGAGATGCTTAGAAAAACCGAGAAGGTTATCACGAAACTACAAGGTTATGCAAAGCAGACAATCAACGAAAGTCTCTTGCTATCTATTTTAAAAACGCAGCAATTAGCAAAGGAAATTGATACCGATGGCAGTCTTGGTTAGATTAGTCCCCTCAGATGAACCTATACAGATTAAAGTTGGCGCGGCAGCCCGCAAGCCAGTGCCCACCATTCGCTTAGAACTGGACATTCGCAAAAGCTTAAGCGGCGACTTAATGATTTTTGATCATATGGACATTGATATTATTCTTTCGGCGAAGCAGAATAAAATAACAGTGTTTCCAAAAGAAACCATGAACGATCTCGTTTATGGTGCGCAAAATCGCTTGTTTGCTTATTTACGCAAAAAGGGAATTGTAGTGGCAGAATCAGTGCAAGGTGGATCCTTTTGCGGCGCCCTAGAGGCGACCATAGAGACTTCCTATAGTGATAAGATTAACGCCACAAAGCTAGCTTTGGTTAACATTTCAAAATTTATTGATGAAGAGCGCCCCTACTTCGAGAACATCGAGGCCCAGGTCGCAGGATTTGATGATGAGTTGACAGATCCGGATAAGGCCGACTCCACCGAACTGGGCGAAGTTCCTGAGAAGACCCAACAAGGATCAATCCGCCCGGGCTACGTGAGAGATCCATATTCGCTTTCCTATATGTATACGGTGTGAGTTATCATGAGGCTAATACTAGAAAAATGGGATCGCTATATTAAAGAAGACAAAGCCGCCGCATCAATCACGACGATTGGAGAGCTTCATAAATATTTTGAACAAAAAGATCCCGGCACGCTTAAAAAGTTTGCGGCCAAGTATGGCGGCATGACAGCTAAGATTTTAGGCGTGGCCGCGGGCACTGCGACTGGCGGTGTTGGGGGGGTCATAACTGGCGCCGCGGCCGGAGCAGTAGCAGAAGCAGTAGTAGAACAGATGCTAATGGCATCTATCATGGCTTTTGCGAACATTGAAGATGGCTCTTATCCTGAAGGAACTGCTGCTTCATATTTTGATTTAGAAGACAACTTGACATTGTTTTTGAGAGATATAGAGTCGCAAGGAAAAGATTTTACAAAACCAACCAAAGCCGAGATGGAGGTGTTTTCAATTATGAAAGAGAAAATCAAAGACGCGGTTCAAGGCAATGTAGATCCCTCAACCCCGATAGCAAGACTGTTGGGGGATGTAACATCTCAGGCAATTATGGATGCCCATCTTAAGTCTGGCGAATTTGCAGGCAGAGTTAAAATCCAGCCGGTATCATAGGAGAATAGTGGAATTATTAACATTTATATTGTGCGCCTACGGGCTTACTCAAATTTTAGTGTATAGCGACTTACCGTTATTACAGAAATTACGACCATCCAAAGAAGCATTCCGCGGCTATGGGAAAGCATTCCACTGCCCAATGTGCATGGGTTTTCATGTGGGTTGGCTTTTAATGCTACTTTCGCCGTTCACAGAACTATTTAACTTTGACGTTAGCATCGTAAATTTCTTTCTTTTAGGGTGGCTATCGTCAGGCACATCATACATTCTTAACATGATTTTTGGAGATGAAGGAATAAAACATGAGCATAAACACTTGGACACAAAAATGGATGCTGCAGCCAGTCCGACACTGCTGCAAGGGTAGTTAGCTATGGGCAAAGTACTTTTAAGAGAATATTACGAGCTTTGCGAAGGCGGAGTTTGCCAAGATCTTCTGACAGAGGAAGAGAAGAAGTATGTCGCCGATGGCGGCCTTATGTTAACTGGCAAACTACAAGAAGCAGATGTTGAAAATGGCAACGGCCGCATTTATCCCCACAAGGTAATCATGCGTGAGGTCCAAAACTACCAGAAGTTAGTTAAAGAAAATCGCGCTCTCGGCGAGCTTGACCACCCGGACGATTCTGTGATTAATTTAAAGAATGCGTCTCATCTTGTGACTGACATCTGGATGGAGAACAAGTCTGTTATGGGCAAAGTAAAAGTGCTGAATACACCCTCTGGAGAAGTTCTTAAATCATTAGTAGAATCGGGTGTCAAACTTGGGATCTCCAGCCGCGGCATGGGAAGCGTTCAGGAAAACAACAACTCAGTGGTTGTGCAGGAAGATTTTCAATTAATTTGCTTTGATTTTGTTTCGGAACCCTCTACTCCTAATGCCTTTATGATGCGCGAAGCCAAAGATTATTCTAACAATGTATTCACTAAGGCGGATCGTATCAATAGATTATTAAATGAGGTGTTAAACGATGAGTGAATTTAAACTAATCAAAGAAAACTGGGATAAATATCTGGAAGAAGATGAAGAACAGCCAGTAGAGGAAGCGGAAGAGCCAGAACAACTTGACGAGATTCAGCTTCCTGGTGTGGCTTGGTTTTTGCGTTCTTACCAATGGCTAGCTCCTATGTTTTCCATTCTTTCGCAACATAAGCTAGTACCTGACGCAGTTAGGCCGACCTTGGAAACAATAGCTAGCGCCCTGACTAATTTTAAGGAGATGATGGAAGAGTTCGAGGAAAAACATAAGAAAACCTATTATCTTATTATGTCTCCGATTATTGCTGCGGATGTTTCTGGCGCTGCGACTGGAAAAGCAAAGGAATTTGTTCTTGAAAAAATTCTTGCAAATATGCAAGATGAGGCCGCTGCCGAAGAAGAGGCGGACACCGCGGTTGCGCAAGAGTAAAAATGAAAAAAAGTGATTTAAAAAAATTAATTAAACCTGTAGTAAAAGAGTGCATTCACGAAGTGCTTCTTGAGGAAGGCTTATTGTCGAATGTGGTTGCTGAAGTGGTGAAAGGAGTGGGTCACGCCCCCCTTGTGGAAACGCAGCAGTCGGCGCCCCCCACACCACCGCCAACACAAACCAACGCTAAGCTGAAGGAGCAGCGCGCCAAGCTGATGGGCGCCCTCAACAAAGATGCTTATAATGGTGTAAATTTATTTGAAGGTACCGATCCGATAGCAAGCACCGAACCTGCTGCCGGCCAAGCTGATCTTGGGGCTCCCAACGACGCAGGGGTTGACATTAGTTCCTTAGTGGGTGGCGCCTCCCAAATATGGCGCGCAATGAAATAGGAGGCAGAATGGGTAAAAAAGGGTGTAACGTCATTGTTCATTCCCGAGATTGTCGCGGAATGAGTGAAAGGATGATCCGGAGATTTATAAAGAAATGCAAAAAAGAACGAATTGTAGAAGAATGTCGCGAGCGAGCTAGATATAAGAAACCCTCGGTGGCCAAGAAAGAAAAACAGATCCGCGCACGTCGTGAAAGACTGCGTAGAGAATTAAAAAGAAAGAGGGCGCAAGAAAAGCGCCAAAGAAAAAAATAACGACTATTTATAATGAATACATTACATTTTGGAGATTTTACAAATGGCTAATTATAATCCTTCATGGAGAGCCCCAGACGTCGGCATCAACAACGTGCCAGCTTATCAAGTTAGCGGCCGCCCTTTTGCGACGGGCTCATGTCAAGCTGCGACCGAAACACAAGTTAACTTTCCTTACGTTACGCGATGGGTCACCGTAGTGAATAACTCAGCGCGCCGGCTGAGGGTATCTTATTCCCACGAAGGTTTGAACTTGGCGAATACCGGAAGTGAGGGCTACCACTTTACAGTGCCCGCCTCTGGATCGCTTGGACCTCTGGAGATGAAGGTCTCCAGCTTGTGGTTCATCAAAGAGCCGTCATCAAGTGCCGACGCCTACAATAATTTGTTTGATGTAGTTGCGGGACTAACAACTATCCAGAGTATGAGAACATCTGGCACGCTGGGACCCAACTTCTCTGGCTCGTACGTAGGAGTTTAACGTCATATGGCGAAGTTCGGTTGGGCATATATAGATTGCGCAGACGCCGGGGGTGGAGGTCAAGCCGCCGGCCCAACTGGATCGCTGCAGTTCTTAACCGGCGCCAATGCTACTAGTGGCTCAGCGAAGCTAATATTCTACACCGCGTCGACATCGCCGTGGAACGCAGACACGCTTGTATTAACCGGCACCCTCGTTGTCGATGGAAACATCAGCGCCAGCAGCTATACAATTAAGGATATCACCGAAATTGATGGAACTGGTTCCACTTTCTTTGGCGATAGTAACGACGATATCCACGTGAGGACAGGCAGCCTCTATGTTACTCAGGTTGGCGCCCCTCCTTTCTTTACTGCTAACATTGCGAATGTAAAGATAAGACACTCGGCTTCCTTGGTGGTTGAAAGTGGCTCTGTGATTGTCCATTATAGCGCAAGCAACGCAACAACTTTCACTATTAGCGCAGCCCGATATATTATCGGAATAAGAGCCGCGGGAAATATTGCCGTAACAATGCCGGCGGCCTCAGCATATGGCAACGGCGGCCTCCTTGTCATTAAAGATGAACTAGCACCACCACGCGTTGGGGCTATCACCCTTACGAGAGCCGGCAGCGATACCATCGATCATGATACAACGTATGAGCTTTCTGGGACATCGCCGGCAATTAACTTGTATTCAAATGGCAGCAATTGGTTTGTCTATTAATACTGGTGTCTTCTAATTAAACATGGGAGATAACAGTGAATGGCTCACAACTCGTTAACCGGCACTGTAATTGCGCCGTCTTATTTCGGCCCGGGCATATCCGAAGGAACCAATATCCTTTCGGGAAACCTAAGCACTTCTGATGGTTCTGAAATCATCAATGTCCCTCGCGTAACTAACGCTACAAACAATGCGATAATCACCAATGTAGGTGGCGACGCCAACTCTTTGACGTGCGAGAGCAATCTTCTTTTTGATGGCAGCACGTTAAACGTCACGGGAGATTTGACGGCGAGCGTTAGCATCTCCGCATCGATCTTTTACGGCGACGGAAGCCGGCTCACGGGCATCAGTGCCGGCGGAGGCGGCGGAGGCATCTTTACTCCAGTGGCCGCAGCCGCAGCCTACACCACCAGCAGTGTACAAATTGGCTCTGCTGTCACTCCGAGCAAGACCCTATCGGTGGCCGGCTCATCTTTTTTGAGCGGCGCCTTGATCCACAAGCGCACTGCGGTAAGCGCCAACTACAGTGTAGCCACAAGCGACTACTATGTAGGAGTAGATACTAGTGGTGCTTCAGTAGCGTTAACATTGCCAAGTGCATCAGTGGCAGCCGACGGCCAAACGTTTGTGGTAAAGGATGAAGGAGGCGCCGCAAACATCAACAATATCATCATATCCGGCTCTGGGGCCGACACAATTGATGGCGCAAATCATGTAATTTTAGAATCACCCCATGCATCCTTGCAGCTTTATTGTAACGGCGTCAACAAATTCTTCATCTGCTAAATTTTTAACACTGCTTTCGGACTATTTATAAGTGGACGGGCATCGTATGCTTGCTGCTTTTAGGGGCAGCGTGGTGAATAGGTATATCTATATGTCTGTCTGCCTATAAAAACTATTATTATATGGAGGGTTTTAAAATATGGCTTATAAATTTCAATTAGATTCCGCAATTATGAGCGGTTCTTTACTGCAAGTGGGTGCTGTCCAAGGCGCCACGAGCATATCGGCATCAACTTCAGTCACGGGTCAAACCATTTCTGCTGACGGTGCTATCACTGGTGGATCACTTGTTTCAACTACCACCGTTTCTGGCGCTACTAACGCTCTTTTCGGCGGTACTCTTGCGGCCGGCAACTCCGGCTTTACAGTCGATGCCGACGGCGACACTGTCGGTAAGACACT